TTTTGGGGATTGAGCAATGATTTACATAAAAGAAGGCTTGGCTCTTTGGGGGCTGCTGCTGGTGATTTGGGCGCTGACAGAATTTGCACAGGTAATCAAATGACACGCTACAAATTTCAAACCTACTTTGTCTGGGATGGCGATACTGAGGAGGACATTGTGGTGGAGTTCACCTACACACCACCGTTTCGTGGCACTCAGGAAGACCCGCCGCACGATGCCGACATCGAAGTTGCAGAGGTTCACCGTTGCGATTGGGAGGGCAAGTATCCTTGGGGCAAGGAAACCACCACCGCGGCTGAGTTTGATCAGGTGCAGCGCAGGGACCGCACTCGAGAAGGGTGCCTGTATCATGCGAATGAAAAGCGGCAAGATGCACTCGAGGCTATTGCTGAATTTCGCCGCGAGATGAGGGAAGACAGATGAAATCTGAAAAAATCATTATCAGCTTTGTATACCCGCCGATCCCCACACCCGATTTTGACTACGCCGCACACTGGGACGGTGACGAACCCAACGACGATGGGCAAATGCTGCAAGGACGGGGGCCGACAGCCATCGCCGCCGTGCGTGATCTAATGGATTTAACAGAGGAGCGTGACGCATGATTACGAAACCCAGAGAGTACCCAGAACACGAACTCCAGCTTAAGTGCGTTCGACGACTGAAAGACCTCGAGGCGCTAGGGTTTCTCAAATTCTTTGCCGTACCGAACGGTGTCGACATTGGCTCTTGGAGGGGCAACAGGGAGCGCAAAAGAGGCTTAAGGGCTGGCGTTCCTGATTTAATCGTTATCGATGCACGGCAGCGCAGAGTTCTCTTTGTAGAACTAAAATCTGCGCGTGGGACGCTATCCAGCCACCAAAAGGTGTGGGCCGACTGGCTGGTCCGCATGGGCTACCCCTGGGCGCTTATTCGAACGCTGAAACAGTTGGATTTGGCACTTGAACTGCACCTGGACATCAAATGACCCGCGAACGTTTGCTAGACGAACTGGAGTGCCTTGCCATTATCCTGCTCTGGCTGGCGATATGCGGAATTGTTGCATTGATCGCCGCCGGTCTGGGCAATTGGTACTGGGGCATTTTGGGGCGGCTAGGCGTCAACTCACCACCGGCATGGCTCATAGGCTTTGGGCTGGGGTTTGCTCAGGTGTGTGCTGTTTTTTATGCCTTGGCGCACAGATTTTTTAAGGGGGCATGGCCGTGGCAAACGCCTATATCGTAGCCCACGAAATGTGTGCCGCTGCTGGCGTGACATGGCGGCAAGTCTACTCGCACCGCCGCGACCAAAAAACAGTCAAGGTCAGGCATGCCATTTGGGTGGCACTGGCCGACATGGGGCTGTCGACAACGCAAATTGGCAGGATGTTTAATCGTGACCACAGCGGTGTTGTATACGCTTTGTGCAAGTTGCGAGGTGAGCAGTGGGCGCTTGATAAGCCACAGCAAATGAAGACCCGCTATCGCAATCAAAGAAAGATTGCACTTGAATTTGCATTTGATACACTGACAAATCTACAAGCGGCTGGGGTTCGCTCCCCTGGCATTGACGCATAGTCATATTCCCACCCCGAGGCCTGTTCCCTTGGGGTGGGAAGCAACTGAACAGGGGTTAACGTGGCTTATAATTCATGGATGCCGATATATTGGTCAGATTATCTGGCCGCGACGATGGCCCTGTCGACCATCGAACATGGCGCATATCTGCTGCTGATTGCCCACCTGTGGTCAACCAAAAAGCCCATCGCTGACGACGACAATGCCCTGTCGCGCATCACACGCCTGCCCCCCCAGGAATGGGTCACGGTCAGGCCAAATATCATTGAGTTTTTCGAGTGCAAAAGAGGTCAGATCAGCCACAAGCGGGTGACAACTGAACTTGAAAGGGCTGCGAATGTGCATGAAAAGCGAGTAAATGCTGGACGCAAACGGTACAGCAAAAACAACGACTTACCAGCACATGCACCAGCCCAGCTTCAGCTTAACCACACACAACCACAACCACAACCACAACTAGATAAGAAAGTAAGTAAGAGAGAAGGACCGCCTAAACGGCGGCTCTCGCTCGATTGGGAGCCTTCTCAGGACGATTACAATTACGCAAAAGAAAAGGGGTTTACAGGTGACAGATTTAACAACGAAGTCGCAGCCTTCATCCGATACTTTACCGGCCCAGACGCAAAGAACCCCGCAAGGGCAGATTGGGGGCGCTCTTGGAAAGCATGGATTGACCGCAGCCATCAGCGCGGGGGAGCCAGTCGAGGTCGACAAAGCCCTACGAGCGTTACTGCCGCAGCATTTGAACTCATCTCTGAAATGGAAGAGCGTGAGCGAAATGGAAGTGCGCGGGACGGTGGATCAGGAGGAGTTGAAAACTGGGCTGGGCTTGGTGATCCAGTCGTTCAAGCCAATGGCACAGGATCAGATAGTGAAGCTTTTGTTGGCGTTACGATTGAAAACGGCGAGCAGAGAAACTGACCAAGTCGACATGAAGATGTTGTTGGCAACCTACGCTGACGAACTCAAGCAATACCCTGCTGACGTTGTCCAGAAGGTTCTTAGTACACAGCACCAGCACTCAAAGTGGTGGCCGACATGGATGGAGTTGCAGGAGCGTTTAAACTTATACACCGCAGACCGCCGCGCATTACGCAAGGCACTGCAAAGCAAAACTGGAGTAACCAAATGACACCCCGCGAGGCGCTTGCGACAATAATACCGTCGCTCCGTGATTGAAGTTGCTGACAATTGTGGTGTGTATGTCGAGGGACAAAAGCTATCAACTGGAAGCGATTACGAAAACCCGTGGCAAAAAGCATGGGGCGCAATGGTGCTGGCCGCACTCAACCCCGCGCCGAAGGAGGCGAAATGATCCACCCCTACTGGCCGCTAACCCCTGGCACTCATATCGACTATCAGGTGTTTGAAATTGAAGGCGTTGCCGACCGCAATGCAGGCGTGGTGCAAGGGACGCAGTATTATGGTTACAAGGTCGGCTGATGCCAACAGGGACGCTCAAGCCTCATGTCATGGCAAACCGTGTGGTGTTGACGCCGCTCGAAAGCAGTCGGGCGATTAAGTTTGGTGAGATGCTGCACGACAAGATTATCGAACATCGCAAGAAGCGCGGGACGTACAAAACCAACATGACCCAAGGGGCAAAGCAAACGCTCGAGGGGATGTGTCGGCAGGGGCAATTGGGGGAGATGGCGTTTCGCAAGTACATGGACATGGAATTGCCCGACGAGTTCGTTGTCGGCCTTGACTACTTCGACGGCGGCGTCGACTGCGTGGTCGGTGACCAGAAGGTGGCGGTCAAGGCTGCACTCAACCCCGAGAAATACCAAGACCGGCGACCTATGCTCATATCGCCGCGGAACAGCAACGCAATCAACTGGCACAAATGCACTTGTGCGGCACTGACCCTGCCGCATTCGGACGGGGTGACAGTTGACATGGTTGGGTTTATTATGCGCGACGACTGGCGCAGGCTGGCGAAGCCTTTTTTCTTAGACCCCCAACGGGCCGACAGCGTAGAACCAGAGCAATTGCAGGCGATGCACTGCCTGTATTTATCGGAAGTGTGGAGTGGAACATGAGAACGCTAGACAGCAAGGCATGGACGGCACTGTTTCCCAAAGAGCGCGACAAGCTATTGGAAGAAATCATCGCCCACCCCGGTACAAAGGTTGGCTTCGCAGATGTCCCAAAAGACACCCTGAGAGACTTGTTCGATACTTGGGTGACCCAGGGCATGGTCGAGGTCGAGATTGATGATGGCGGGGCGTTTTCTGCAATCAATCCGCTATTGGACGGCGCACAGATAGTCAGGGCTATGGCGCAGCTTGATGCGGGGGCGACAGTCCATTGAAGACCATACGAGAGTTGGTGGCTTTGTGGGATGAGGACCGCCGGGATGAGTTTGAAGAGCGGTCGGCCATCATTGAGCATGAGGGTAAGAATACGAAGTCGAATGCCGAGGGCATGGCGTACCGACAAATGCTGAAAGAATACCCAGAATTAAAAAGGATTGTTTAGCATAATTTTGCGCTGCTTGACGGCGCGTAAGCAAAAATTTACTATTAAACATCAAAAGGTTAACACTGAAGGCACATGGCTTGGCAAAAAGGACAAAGCGGCAACCCCGGTGGGGCAGCAAAAGACCGGCAGTGGCGGCAGGCATTAGACCGCGCACTGAAGCGCCGTGACGACAAGACCAGGGACGGCGACCCGCTGGCGCTAGAGCGTTTAGCCGACAGGGTGATTGAGCAGGCTTTTAACGGCGACATGACAGCGGTTAAAGAGATTGCAGAGCGGCTCGACGGCAAAGTGAAGCAGCAGCTTGAGCATGTAGGCTCAGAAGACGAACCGCCGGTCCAGCACAAGGTATTGGTTGAGTATGTTAGACCAACCGATAACCAAGCTTAGACTTCCCGAGGCGTTTGCTGACCTTGCCAAGCCAGCGCGGTACAAGGCTTTCTATGGTGGTCGCGGATCAGCCAAGAGCCACAGCTTCGCTACCCAACTGATATTGGACGCCATCGACGCACCGCACCGTGTCCTGTGTGCGCGTGAGGTCCAGAAATCCATACGAGAGAGCGTTAAGCTTTTGTTGGATGATACAATCGACGCCGCGGGTTTGCGGTATTTCTTCAAAAGCACCGAGACAGAAATCGTTGGCCTAAACGGCTCGCGGTTTTTCTTTGCTGGCCTACGGTCCCACCCGGCTAACATCAAGTCGATGGAGGGTCTGACCCGCTGCTGGATTGAGGAGGCGAGCGCAGTTAGTCAGCGCAGCCTACAGACAATCAAGCCCACCCTGCGAACCCCTGGCAGTCAGCTATGGGCATCATGGAACCCCGAGAGCGAGTTCGATGCGATTGAGTTGGAATTTCGCGGCAAGATGCCACCCGAGAACGCCATCGTGCGTCATGTGACATGGAAGGATAACCCCTGGTTCCCAGACGTTCTCAAAGAGGAAATGCGCCGGGACTACGCCAAAGACCCCGAGGCGGCTAACCATATTTGGCTGGGCGCATACCGGCAGGCTCCGCACGGGAGTTACTACGGCAAGCTGCTGGCGATTGCATTCGCCGCGGGGCGCATTAAGCCCATCGCACACGATCCAATGCTGCCGGTCCACGCCGCGTTTGACCTTGGGGTGGGGCAGAATATGTCGGTGTGGTTCTCACAATGGGCGCCGGGAGGCGACATCAGGGTCATCGATTACCTTGAGGGTGACGATGATGCGGTGGTCGAGGGGTTTGCTTGGTTTGTCCGCAAGATGAAATCTCTACCCTACACCTACGGAAATGTGATATTCCCACACGATGGGCGGGTTCACGACATCGCTACTGGCAAGACGCGCCAGGAGATGATGGAAGCATTTGGGTTTAGAGTTGAGATATGCCCACAGATTGGTGTGGCCGAGGGGATTGATGCAACTAAACGGTTTCTCAGTAGGGCTTACATCGATGCTCACAATTGTGCGCCAGGGCTTAAGGCGCTGCGCGAGTATCGCGAGAACTGGGATGATGACCGCAAAGTCAGCATGGGGCCGCTTAAAGATTGGACTAACCACGCGGCTGATGCGATGAGAATGTTGGCCGTGTCATACGAAGCACCCAAGGCTTCCCCCGTCGTAAAGAAGACACACCATGCGCGGCCTGGAGGCTGGATGCGATGAGTGATGACGCACTGATCACCGAGGCGCTTGAGAAGTTTGATCTGGCGACAAAGCGTTGGACTGACAACTTCCAACGCAGCCGCGAGGACATTGACTTTGGGCGGTTAGGCAATCAGTGGCCCGACGAAATCAAAAGGGCGCGAGAGCAATCAGCGCGGCCCATGCTCACGATCAATCGTGTGCCGTCATTTATCAGACAGGTTGTTAATGACAGCAGGCAGAACAAGCCCAGCATCAAGATACGCCCCGTCGACGGTGAGGGTGACCTCAAGACCGCTGAGATCATCCAGGGTATGGTCCGCAACATCGAAGCCAATTCGGATGCGGATGTGGCTTACGATACCGGCGTCGACAACGCCGCGAGCGGAGGCATTGGCTTTGTTCGCATCGACATCGACTATGCGCGTGAAGATAGCTTCGACATGGACGTTATGATCAAGCCTGTCGAAAACATCTTTAGTGTGACGTTCGATCCCGAGACAAAAGCCTACGACAGCAGCGATTGGAACTATGCTTTCCTCAGTGAGTTTGTGCCCGAGGAACGCTTCAAGCGCCTGTACCCCAAAGCATCGATGTCGGATTTCAAATTCAACAACAGCGACCAGAACTGGTACGACAGCGAGAGCGGTGTGCGCGTAGCTGAGTGGTGGAACCGCACCGAGTACGACAAGACCGTGCTGCTGATGAGCAATGGCATTACCGTCGACGCTGAAGCCATCAAAGACAGCCTGGAAATGCTAATTCAGCAGGGCATCAAGCCTGTTCGAGAGCGCAAGACCAAGGGCTATAGGGTCATGCATCGACTGATGACGGGGTCTGAAGTCATTAAGGAAACCGCGTGGGTTGGTCAGACGATCCCCATCGTTCCCGTTTACGGCGAGGTTGTGAACTACCAGGGCCGACGCATCTGGCGCTCGCTGTTTCGTGATGCGAAAGACCCGCAACGCATGCTCAACTATTGGCGCACGACTGCGACAGAGTTGGTCGCGTTGTCACCCAAGGCCCCGTATATCGGACCTGAGAAGGCGTTTGAGGGCAACGAAGAACTGTGGGCTAACGCAAACACCGAAAGCTACGCATACCTTCCGTACAAAGGCGATATGCCACCACAGCGGCAGCAAATGACGCAAGTGCCAGCGGCGGAAATGCAGCAGGCCATCAGTGCCTCAGACGACATGAAGGCCATTATGGGCCTGTTTGATGCGTCTATGGGCGAGCGCAGCAATGAAACCAGCGGCAGGGCTATCCTGGCTCGACAACGGCAGGGCAACACCTCGACGTTCCACTTCATTGACAACCTGACGCGCTCAATTCGCGGCGTTGGTCATTTACGACCAAGAGCGCATGATCCGCGTCTTGGGCGAGGACGGCAAACCCGAAATGGTTGCCATCAATAAACCCGAGATGGGCGATGACGGCATCGAGCGCGTGATCAACGACCTGACTGTCGGAAAATACGATGTGATTGCGACGGCTGGCCCGTCCTACTCGACACTGCGCCAAGAGAGCAGTGCGGCGATGATGGATTTAGTCCAGGCATTCCCCGACGCAGCGCCGGTACTCGCAGACATCATTGCAAAGACAATGGACTGGCCCGACGCTGACAAGGTTGCAGAGCGTTTGGCTTACCTTCTGCCCCCACAGGTGCAAGAGGCCGAGAAGGCCAAGCAGGCAGAGAAGGGCGGCGAGGATCAGGTCAAGGCCATGCTATCTGGCGCACAAGAAGAGATTGCCAAGCGCGACCAACAGATTGAGGAAATGGGCGCACAGATGGAAGGCGCGACGAAGGGCTTAGAGAGCAAGGCCAACGAACTGCAAAAGGCTGAACAGCAGATCACCGAGAAGGTTGCCGAGGTCAAGCAGGACATGGCTGACCTCGATATGGCGAAACAGCAGCTTGAGTTCAAGCAGAAACAGGTCGTCGAAGAGATACAGTTGACGGTTCAAAAGGCCCAACTTGAACTGCAAAAGATTGCATTAGCGAAGGCTGAACACGAGGCTTCTGAAAAGCCAGAAATGGAAACTGAAGAGGTGATCGAAGAGCCACAGATTGACCCGACACAGTTGGTATTGGCGCAGGCTATGCAGCAGATTGCTGGATTGGCAGCGGCGATGGCAGCACCAAAAACGGTATCGATGATGGGCGCGGATGGACAGATGAGGGTTGCGACAGTGCAGCCACAAGCGGCTCCAGTTGGCCCTTAACCTCACCGACAACACACGCTTCATACGCGAACAGGCACTCCTCGACAAAAAGCGCGACATGCGTGAGGCTAAACGCAAGCGCATCCAAGCCAAAAAGGTTGAAGCCTATGCCCCGCCGCCCGAGGATAATCCCGGCGCGATACTCGCACTCATGGCTGAGATGGCAGCGCAGGCCGACACAGCGTTGGGGCGTCAGCCGGTATTTATCCCCATGCCATTGGTATTTGTCACCAATCTCGGCTCAGTCATTGAATTAACGCCGGTATCTGCCGCGCTCGATGAGGATGAGTTCATGCTGCTGGCAATCGCAGCCACGCTCTGAATGCATAGCTCCCTAACCGCGGATGAACATTTTTGCATAGATCGATCGGTAAACGCATGGCTCAAGCTTTTCACTTGCAAAAACGCATGGCTTGGAGCAATTTACCGGCGTGGACACGCAATTTGCCAGCCAGACCGATGATCTGACCATCGACCTCAATAGCAGCGATGGCTTCATCCCGTTTGACATTCCACATATTTCCTTCGCCCCGACGCCAACCGGCCCCATTCCGCTCAAGGATAGGGTTGGACGGGCAGTTTCGCGGGTTATGCCCTACCAGTGCCGCGCATCAATTCGTGACGCTGTAGAGGGCGAATTCTCGGTTTTCAAAGGCTTCAACGAGCGCATCAATACGCAGTCTGGCCGATTGATTATTGTCGCCGGTGGCCCGTCAATCCAAGAAAGCCTGCCCCACATTCGCAAGCGGCTGCGGACCAGCAAGAACACCAAGATTTTGGCGCTGAATAAATCACACGATTGGCTGCTAAAGAAAGGCATCAAGCCCGACTTCGCGGCGATGTGTGATCCTGCTGAGTGGCTGATTGACTATATGACCCCGACGAAGGGCGTCGAGTATTGGCTGGCATCTCAGCTTAATCCTGAAGTGCTTCGCAAATTTATGCCGTTTCGCAAATCGACGTACATCTGGCACGTTGACAACGCTCACGACTGCTACGGTGAGACAGACAGCACATGGGCAACGCGAGAATTCCCCGGCAAAGATGTCTCGTTCTTAGGTTTTGGCTCAACTATCGGCATGGCGATGATGCTTGTATCAGCCGTCGCTGGCTTCGATGAAGTTGAACTGCACGGCTATGACAGTTGCTTTCATCCAGGCAACAGAAATCTTCACGCATACCCAAAGCCCAGAACCGAACCAACGGCGACAGATACGACCGTCAAATCTGTTCGCACAGGAAAAAGCTTTCGGTTCTCGTCGAACATCGACATGGCGATGCAGTGCCTTGACTTTGATCGAGCAATGACTGAGTTCCCCCACACTCAGCTATTGGGGCGTCCCTGGAAGACGAAATATATCATGCACGGTCGCGGCGTATTGCCGTGGCTTGTCAGCCAAGACGGCGGCGGTTTCTTCAAGCCTGCCGATCCCGATTTGATGGCTGAATATAACGAAGACATGAACGACTACAGACCTGATTGGGCGAGGAATTAGCGATGAGTGACGCGGCAGGCAATTCATTCACCACACAAGAGGGGCAAGTCGACGCCCCTGACAGCGCAGCACCAACTGGCGACTATTCCAAAGAGAATTGGGCCAAACGCTTTGAGGAGCAGGACCGTACAAATGAAAGCACTCAAGGGGCTGACGAAGGTGGGCAGACTGAAGGCTCAGAAGAGGCTGCTCAAGAAGCAACCGACAAAGCCATTGCCAAGCTTTTCAAGATCAAGTGGAACGATGGCAAAGAGTACGAACTCCCCGAGGTATTCAAAGAGCCACTGAGCAAATTTGAAAGCTTGGATAAAGACTACACGTCCAAGTATCAGCGGCTGGCCGACGAACGCCGCGAGGTCGAAGCCAAACTGCGCGAGGATTACCAGCAAAACGTCCGCATGAAGCAGCATGCCAAGGAGTATGCTCGAGCGGAGGTATTGAGTACGCAACTCAGCCAATACGCCGACATTGATTGGCAGGCATGGGCGCTACAAGACCCGAATGCGGCTGCGCGGCATCAGGTTATTCGTAATGAGTTGGCCCGTGAGGCCGGTGAAATTCAAGAGCGCGTTTCGTCATTTGAGCAAGAGCAGTCGGAGGGCGCGAAGAACTCTCGCGTCACGACCATCATCAAGGCTCAAGAGCAGATCAAATCAGAAATCCCAGAGTGGGGTCCAGACCTTGCAAAGAAGGTGACCCGCCACTGCCTGACAACGCTCAAGCTTCCGATGGAAGTCTTGAACGAAGCCAATTTGTATCCCGGCGTTATGAAGGCTCTTTATACGTCGATGATGCAAGAGGAGAGCATGTCTAAGGCCATGCCATCCAAAATCAAATCTATCACTCCACAACCCGTTCCCAAGGTCGGGGGGTCAGCCGAAGCGGCCAAGACCACTGATCAACTGAGTACGAGGGATTGGATGAGAGAACGCTACAAACAACTGGAAAAAGCGAACGCCGCCGGTGGTCGCTACCGTTAATCATTTATAAGGAACTGGCACAATGCCAAATACAATTCTTACGCCGACAGCAGTAACCCGTGAAGCTTTGCGCGTTCTGCACCAAAAACTGAATTTCATCACCAACATCAACACCCAATACGACAGCCAATTTGCCAAGTCTGGCGCAAAGATTGGCTCGCAGTTGAACATTCGCTTGCCGAATGAATACACCGTGCGTTCTGGCGCAACTTTGTCGGCCCAGGACACCGTTGAAACATCGACGGCGCTCAATGTCACCACCCAGAAGGGTGTGGACTTGAACTTCACCTCAGTTGACCTGACATTGTCCCTCGATGACTTCAGCAAACGTATCATCCAGCCTGCCATGTCAGTCCTGGCGGCGACGATGGAAGCTGATGCTTTGGGCATGACTTGGGACGTCTACAACAACGTCTTCAACATTGGCGCGGCCACCACTTTCGCCAAGGTAATGGGCGCTCGCAAACAGTTGGTCGACAACCTCACGCCGATGGACAACAACGTCACTGCGCTGTTGAACACGCAAGACAACGTCGACTTGGTCGATGCCTTGAAGGGCTTGTTCCAAGATAGTTCTGCCATCAAGCAACAGTACAAAGATGGCATGATGGGCCGCACGGCAGGCTTTGACTTCTACGAAAACACGCTCATGCCGACGAAAACGTCTGGCACGACGATTTCTGGAACGACGGCCTACACGCTCACAGCAATTGTGTCTGGCGGCACGGCTGGCAACTCACTCATCCCTGTGTCTGGTGCAACGACCACTTTTGTCGTTGGTGACATTATCACCGTCGCAGGCTTGAACCGCTGCCATCCTGAGACAAAGGCAGATACCGGCGTTCTTCAGCCGTTTGTCGTTGTCTCTGCTTACGCTGGCGGCACTGGTAATATCCAAGTCTCACCGACGATTTGGACATCAACTGGTCGCCAAAACATCTTCACGCAGGCTGCTGCTGGCGGGGCATTGTCAAAGGTTACGGGCGGCAACGCCAACGTAATCAAGCCATCGCTATTTTTCCACCGCGATGCGTTCGTCTTTGCGACGGCTGACTTGCAAATGCCGCAAGGCGTTGACTGGTCTGCCCGAGAGCAGATGGATGGTCTGTCAATCCGAATGGTTCGACAGTACGACATCACCAACGACAAATTCCCATGCCGATTGGATGTGTTGTACGGGTTCAAGACAGTCAGGCCGCAATTGGCCGCACGACTGCACTCGAATTAGTTTAACGGGGGTGGGAGCAATCTCACCCCCACCTAATTTGGTGGAACAATGGCTCTGACTACACTCGGAGGCTTAAAGGCTTCCATTGCAGACACGCTTAATCGCACCGACTTGACAACGTCGATCCCCGATTGGATTACGCTGGCTCATCGTGACATTAAAACGCGATTTTCTGTGGCTGAGATGGAGACTTCAGCATCCTTCACATTCAGCGTTGGATCGCCGACTGTCGCGCTGCCGACGAACTGCGCTGAACTGCGGCGTGTTCAGTACACATATGGGCCAAACGACATCCGCGAACTGAAGCTTGGACCCTTTGCTCCGCTGACCATCGACGAAAACCTTGGCTTTTCTGGTGCGCCAGATACCTTTGCCATTGTCGGATCAAATATGTATGTCAGTCCATCACCTTCGACGGCATGGTCTGGCACGTTCTTCTACTACCTTGATGTGCCTGATTTTGATTATGCAGACGATGCCGATACCAATTGGCTTTTGACTGATTATCCAAACGTCTGGCTGTATGGGTCTTTACTTTCTGCGCTGCCTAAGATTGGCAATGATGTGAGAGCAAATATCTGGACAACCTACTACGAGGCAGGTATCGACAGCATTTTAACAAACGACAAGTCCAAGCGATTTGCGAAGGCTGCGCGTATGCGGTCGGCGGTATTTTCGTGATTAACATTCCGCAAGAAGCCCCGGCGTGGGCGCAGAAATTGGCGCGTGACATCGATGCTGAGATCAATAGGCAGATGAGTTCGATTTACCCGCTGCCTGAGTTCACGGTGGCAAATAAACCACCAGCAAACAATTTTCGCGGCTGCATGATTTGGCTGAGTGACGGCGCTGGAAACAGACAGGTAGCCACATCATCAGGAACCGCATGGTATTACTCTGACGGGACGGCTGTATAATGGTCGACACACCAACGAGCGGACTACGACTTCGCGACATGGAGCAGGGAACCCAGCTAAACCAGTGGGGTGACCTGACTGACACAAACCTCGCAATTGTTGATAGGGCTATGACGGCTGCTGTCACGCTCACGATATCGGCAAGTTCAACGGTCACGTTTACTGATTACTCAGACAGCAACACATACCTCGTTGCGACACTCAAGCTGACAGGCCCGAGTGGCGACAACACTCTGACATCTGCATGCACACTCACCATGCCAAACGTGCGCTGGAAGTGCGATGTCTACAACGTCACTGGTCAGGACATCTCATTTAAGACGGCGGCTGGCGCAACAGTCATCGTAAAGAACGGCTATCAAGCGCGGCTCCAGTGTGACGCGACAGACATGCTGCTGCGGACATCATCGCAGTTTGCAACGGGTCTTTATGTCGGCGGCAAGATTGAAAACCTGACAGCAGGAACATCTGCAACCGACGCGGTTAACAAAACGCAGATGGAAACCGCCATTGCGACTTTGTTGGCCGGTACCGTGACGGGGTTGGCGTTAGTCAGCAGTTCAGACACCACGGCAAGTTACCTCAACAGCAAAATCACCGTGTCAGGCTCACTCACAAAGTCTGTCGTTAATCCAGGCGTGAATGAAACCCTGAATATCGACTACACAGGGTCAGTTTTTGATGCGGGCCAAACGGCCTATTACAACTCAATCTACGGGGTTTAACCCATGACGACATTCACAACCATTCCACTAAGCGGCTCGACGGACTTTCGACCCATCAAAATTGCCGCAACGTCAGGCACAGGAACGCTTGTTCACACAGCGCAGGCATCGGCTACGCTGTCTGATTTTGTTACCTTGGTAATTGCCAACAGCGACACCGTTGCGCGACCGTATATTGTCCAATGGGGCGGAACCTCTGCCCCTGATGACAACGCATTCGAGGGCGTCATTCTCGCGGGGTCGAGCGAAACCATTTGCGTAAAGATGCCGATCCGCAACGCTCTCGCTGTGCGCGTGAAGTCCGAAACACTGACTTGGATTGACCTCGTTTCGTACACTGGCGCAACAAACATCTTGCTTGTCAGCGGCTCTGTTCAACGTGAGGCATAAATGAGTATCACGACAGACGCATATAAAGCCATTATTGCAGCCCGCGTATCTTCTCCTGCTGCGCTGTATCAATTCTTCTCGACAGTTGGCAGTCCGTTTTCGCTTGTCGTTCCATCGTGGGCCAAAAAAGCCCGCATCGGCGTGATGGGTGGCGGTGCATCGGGTGGAT